CGGCAACAAAGAAGCAATGGCAAAGATTAAAGAGCTTGCCGCTTATTTGTACTCGAACCGATGAAAATCATAGAGTGCCAACAAGGTACAGAGGAGTGGTTCCAGGCGCGTCTTGGAGTTCCAAGCGCGTCAAACTTCTCTAAGCTAGTCATGATGAATGGTAAAGCATCTACTCAGGCTGATGGCTACATAAACGCCCTAGTAGCTGAAAGACTGACTGGTCAGAGTACATTCGTTCAGATAACAGATGCCATGCAACGTGGCACTGACTTAGAGCCTTACGCTAGGGACAAGTATCAAGACATGACCCTGAATCTTGTTACTCAAGTAGGGTTCTGTATGCACGATGAGATAGCAGCAGGAGCATCACCCGATGGGCTTGTTGAAGACGATGGTGGCTTGGAGATCAAATGCCCCATGCCCCATACCCATGTCGAATATCTCAGGGAAGGCAAACTTCCCAGCAAATACTTTCAGCAGGTTCAGGGATGTCTCTGGATTACTGGAAGATCATGGTGGGACTTCATGTCCTATCATCCACAGATGAAGCCTCTGATCGTAAGGGTTGAACGTGACGAAGACTTTATAGAGTCTCTGGAAGAGAATGTTAGAAAAGCAGTAGAACGTATTAATTACTTGGTTGATAAATTTAAGGAGGAAGCATGACAACTTATGACAATACAAACCGTGGTGTTCTGTTTAAGAACAATAATAAGAAGGAGGAAACTCACTCCGACTACAACGGAACCATCAATATCAATGGCAAAGATCATTATCTCAATGCCTGGATTAAAGAAGGCAAGGGCGGTAAGTTCTTCTCTCTTTCTATCGGCAAGGAAAAGGGCCAATCCAATTCTGCTGGAAAGGAAAAGTTCGAACCAAAAAATGATAAATTCTTTGACGATGAGATTCCATTCTAATGCACTACGGCAGCGTTTTTCAAAAGTTACACGAGGAGACTGGCATATCGAAAGCAGAGATTGCACACCGTGCCGAGATGGATTGCAGCAATTATGGCAAGCTGTTGAAGCGTCCAAATATGGAGTGTGCGACCTTTGAAGACCTGTGTGCTGCGTTTGGACTAAAGGTGAGTGCTGTATGCCGGAAACTAGAACAGCTAGAAACATCGAAGAGTTAAGAGAAATCTTCGTAGAAGCTAAAGGAGAACTGGAAAAGCATGGCTACCTCTCGGTAGCCTTTTCCCCATACTCCATGCAGGTAGAAGACTTTACCTTGTCTTCACTGCCACAGAAAGCCTTAAAGGCTATCTGGATCAGAAAGGCTGCTTCCCATGTTTATGAAAAGGATGAGAAGAATTTGGAAGATCAACAGATTGAAGGCATGAACAGATACATGAAGCTGTTGTGCTATCAATCAACAAAGCAGAAGTACCTGTTAAGGCACATAGAGCATCCTGAGACACACGAGGTAAAACTTGAAGTCACCAGCTCCGCCAAGTGGGACAAGGGAGAGATGAAGTTCTTTCTTGATTGGATGCAAGCATACTGGGCTGAACGTGGGTTGATACTTGAGGCCAAAGGAGAATACGCAGAACTTAGCAAGTACATGGAGACATGATGAGAAAATTAAACGACATCACATATCTGAATAACTGCCATGAGTGCATCCATCAGCTCAAGGATGAGCATAATCCTTATCGGAAGTATTGCGGGAAGTTCATCGAGACTCACGGTGAACCGAAAGAAATCTCCGTCATCCATGACTTCCCTGTGATATGTCCTCTGGAAAAAATATGATTACCAAAGAGCTTGTAGAGATCACTCATATTGCTAAAGACCAGATTGAGATTGGTCTTGAACATATCAGTAAAGAAGAAGCAAAGGAAACCTACACCAGGCTTGTTGCTTTGCAAGTGGAGTTCTATCACGAGTTTATTAAGCCTTATGTTAAATATCTTTCTGAAAATTCATGTGAACTTTGATCTGGCTGTTGACCAAAAAGGAAAAACGAAATGAAACCAAAAACAATCATCGTTGACGGACAGCAGTATGTCTGCGCCGACTCGGTAAAGGCCGAGCCGACACAAAAGCAAATTGTTGTGCTTCAGCGCGGCTGGGTTGTTGTGGGAGATGTCAGCAAATCTGAAACCGAGGTGAAGATTAAAAACGCCTTCGTCATTCGGGTTTGGGGAACCAGTAATGGACTCGGAGAAATCGCTGAAAACGGCCCAACCAGTAAAACAATATTAGATTCATGCCCAATGCTCTCCGTTCATCCGTTGTCGATTGTGTTCTGCATGAATGTCAACGAGAGCAAATGGTGATGAACCAGTTGGAATCAGTTGCTCTTGCATTGACCGACGACAGCTATGGCTACGATTACTGTTACGGCTACGGCTACGGCGAAGGCAAAGGCTATGGCTACGGCGAAGGCTATGGCAACGGCTATGGAGAAGGCTACGGCTGCGGCTGCGGAGACGACGAAGGCGAAGGCAATGGCGATGGCTATGGCAACGGCTACGGCTACGGCTACGGTAACGGCAACGGCAACGGCAACGGCAACGGCAACGGCAACGGCAACGGCAACGGCAACGGCTACGGCTGGTAGACAATAAGGAGCAAATGGTGATGAACGAGTTGGAATCTTTTAACTTGAGACTATTTGAAGCCTTTGCTGGATATGGTGGAGCATCTTTTTCTCTTAAAAAAGCAGGTATTAAGCATAGTACCATAGGTTTTTCTGAGTTCGATAAATTTGCTATAGATTTATATGAGAAAAACTTTCCTGGAGTTCCTTGTTTTGGCGATATTACGTTAATAGATCCAAATAAAATTCCGGACTTTGATCTCTTTACGGGGGGGTTTCCGTGTCAACCCTTTTCACAAGTTGGCTTGGGTCTTGGAGAACAAGACACTCGTGGCACTCTTTTTCACGACATAATTAGAATTTGTAGTGTAAAAAAGCCAAGGCATATTCTACTTGAAAATGTTAAAGGCTTAAAAACTAATAGGCATGGAGATACATTTAGAACTATAGTTAAAAATCTTCATGACATTGGGTATGATGTTATTGCCGAAGTTCTTAACTCTAAGGATTATGGAATTCCACAAAACAGAGAAAGACTTTGGATTTATGGGTATCGCGGTAAACTGCCTTTGACTTTTTCACTAACGCCAGAAAAAGAGAAACTTGAAATAAAATTTAAAGATATTCTTGATAAAACGCCTGACCCAAATCTTTTCTTATCGCAAGATCAAATTGCTAGATTAAAGGAATTATATGGTCTTGATTTCATAGTTTCTGAGCCATCTTGTGTTGACTTATACAACAAAAACATTCGCAAGGACGATATTAGTATTACAATTTTAGAACCTCATCATAACAAAATGCGTATTGCCCTTAAGCCCAAAGGTACTGAATTGCAGGTTAGAAAATATTCAATAGGAGAACATTTCCGACTTATGGGCTTTAAAGATGGTGAGATTGATTTTAACAATCAATCTTATCAACAACTATGCAAGAGAGCAGCAAATGGATGGGATATAAATTTAGCTTCAAAAATTTTCATCAAAATTTTTCACCAACTTGAAGCTAGAGGGTGTCCGAATTTTTGTGTAAACGGAGTTAAGGGTCATTGCTGAGGGACACTGTCCTCAAACTCAATACTAAACCGATTCAGCGCAGCCTTCCGAACTCTGTGACGTCGAAGAAGACGAAAGTGAGACCGATGACTGACAACAGCTATGGCTATGGCTGGTAGACAATAAGGAGCAGACTGCTTACAGACAGACGAGGATCTGACGCTGGAAGAAATAGAGGACAGTGAAAATGGAGAAGAAGGATGGTGTTACTAGCATATTATTTGTATGGCTTGCTTATTGCGTACATAGCGTTAAAAGCAAGTGACGAGAGAGGTTGGAGGGAGAACAGGGTAGGCGGATGGGTTGCTGTTCTGTTTTGGCCTATCAGTGTCCCTGCCCTTATTCTCTGCAAAATTTTAGACAGATAGTCCCACACATAGAGAGGCAGTACAGGAGAAGTGAGAATGGCAGACTACAAGGTTAGGGCTACGACAGGAGCTGACGGAAGCAGAACCTTCTTTGGCATTGACTTTACTAGTGTTGTTCCAAGACACGACACTTCTGAAGCGCGTAACAGATGGTTAAGGCTAAACAAAAAGACATACAAGAAGGCCAAGTTTCAAGAGTTCTTCCTTGATGGGAATAAGAAACTTCACCAGTTCAGTCTTCTTGCCAGCTTTGTAAAAAGGGAGTGTTCTGATATAAAGAGTTCTGATATTGTCAAATACCGTAATGTCGGGACTATAAAAGAAATAGTCTTTAACGAGAAAAGATACATGGCTGACGGTCAAAGGATTAAAGTAATGAAGGTTGGTGAGAATGATGAGTCAGATGATTAGCAAAGCAGACTTAAAATGAAAATCAAACCAATGAAGAGATTGATTGACGAGATTGCCACAGCATTACAGAAACACGTCAGGCTAAAGGCTGCTATTGCTGCTGATAAACGAGGATTCATTGAGTGCGTATCCTGTAACAAATGGTTCCACTGGAAGGATATGCAGGGTGGACACTGGATAGAACGTGGCAGACAAGCCACAAAGATCCTGGAAGAGAACATTCATCCTCAGTGCAAAGGGTGTAACCAGTACGGTATGAAGCACAGGACAGAGGTCAGGGAGAAGTACAGTAAGTACATGAGAGAGATGTATGGTTCTGAGTTCTGTGATGATCTTCTGATTAAATCCAAGAAGCCTATAAAGTTCTATCGCGCCGACCTTGAATACACTCTCAAGGATTTAAAGAAACAAAACAAAGAAATGGAATCGCAGCTATGAAAGAGGTTTACAGGAAAACATGAAAGGTAAAATCAAATACGAATACCTGAGCCTGATGCACCCTAACGAGGTTGATGAATGGCTGTTTGAAAACGCATCTAAGCTGGATTATGAAACCAAGCGAGCCGTATTCAGCCTAATGCACTTTGTTCACATGGTTGGAGCTTTTTTTAATGACCACGAAGATGAGCTGGATAAGTTTGTTGCGTATACGCAAGGAGAAACAGGTGAAAAATCCACGCTCCACTAAGGAAAGATCAGCAAAAGATATACAGGTTGGTGGTAATCACTACAAGAACATGGCAATACAGCCTGTTGATTATATCCTGGCTAACAAGCTGGGTTACTGTGAGGCCAACGTTGTGAAGTATATCTCACGGTGGAAGGTCAAGGGCGGCGTAGACGATCTCCGTAAGGCCAAGCACTACATTGATATGCTTATAGAAGATGAAACCTATAAGGAAATGGGGTGAGGTCAGCACAGCACCCACTCAAGGAGGAAGAACATTGAGTGCTGCACTGCCTCAGATGTTATATCTTAATATTATAATTTCCTGCGTTATAAGCCTCTTCCTTGATAGCCTTCCTATCATCATCATTTAGTTCAGCAAATATCTTTGCCAATGAAGAAGCAATAAACTCAGGTGTATACTCTGTGGGCTTAAACCCACGTTTCTCAAAAGCAATCAACTTGTTTACTGCTCTTGGATTCTTTGACAGATAATACAGAACTGGTGGTAATCCCAAAATTCCAGTAGCACTTGTAGCGGCAGCAATAAATCCAGTGCCTGGGTCTTGTGCGCCGAGGCCAAAAATAGCACCAGCACCTAACACTGCGCTTAGTTCCCTTCCCCTCAATGCCAATGACAACACTCCGCCCTCTGTAGTCCTTAGTGAATCTCCTACAGCGTTCAGCACTTTTTTAAACTGCGGCCATTCTTCACCATAAATTGCAGCCATGATCTTCTGATTCTTTGGTGAATTAAATTTATTTACAGTAGCCTGATTAAATATTTTCTCATTAGTTAGATCGCCAAACATATTTCTAGTGTATGAAGCCCTAACTAAAGATTTAACTTTATTCTTATCTTTTAGTCCGGCAGGGAGATTCTTTAATGCACCCGCCTTGCTCATTGCCTCAAATGATTTATCAATACTCTTCATAAAAGCATTTATTTTTGAAACATTCCCTGT